GGAAACGAGAGCAAAACAACTAGGATTCAGACCAAGAAATTGGGAATTAAGCATTTAGGAGCATTACATGAAATACAATCACTTAGATATGTTGCCAGAGTTAGCATTCAAACCAGTAGGCAAACGCATGACTTTAGAAGGCGGTGGCGGTAGTCAAACACAGACATCTAAAACCACCATTGATCCAACATTAAAGCCATATGTTGAGTTTGGTCTACAAGAAGCAAAAAATCTTTATGGCGGTGCTAGTCCTCGTTATTACCAAGGTCAAACTTATGTAGATCCTTCAGCCAATACTCAAGCAGCTTTAACGGCAGCAGGCAATCGTGCTATGGCAGGTAATCCGTTACTGCCGGCAGCACAGCAACAACAACAAGATGTTATTAGCGGTCAATACCTACAAAATAACCCATACTTTAACCAAGCCTTAGCCGGTGCATCACAAGGTGCAACACAAACCTACATGGATGCAATTAAAGCTGCCCAAGGTGGCGCATCAATGGCTGGTCGTTATGGTTCTGGTGTAAGTGCAGATATTCAAAATCGTGCTGCTAATACATTGTCTAATACATTGGCTAATAAATATGGTGATTTAGCCTATCAAAACTATGCTGCTGAACGTGGCAGACAAGAGGCAGCTTCACTTGGCGCACCAGCACTAGCTAACGCTGATTACACAGACATCAACCAATTGCTTAAAACTGGTCAAGCTCAAGAAGACTACGCTAACACAGCACTACAGGCAGACATTAATCGCTTTAACTACAACGAGAACTTGCCTACTGCTAAACTTAATCAATATGCTCAATATTTATCTGGCACACCTCAAGGTTCTAGCACCACAAGCACAGGCAGTAGTGGTAAAATAGTATGTACTGCAATGAATGAGGCTTATGGCTTTGGTTCATTCCGACAAGCTGTATGGTTACAACATTCTGCTACTATGAAGAATGCTAAGACGATTGAGAAGGGCTATCACACATTATTCTTACCTGTCGTAGCCTATGCCTTCAACGGTACACCAAATGCGCTGAGAAACGCTGTAAAACGTGTTGCAGAGCATATTGCACGTCATCGTACTGCTGACTTATGGAAAGAAATGCGTGGTAAAAAGCGTGATCCACTAGGTCGTATCTATCGTGCAATCATAGAACCTATTTGTTACGTTGTTGGCAAAGTAAAGGGAGCTTAGTATGAGTGATCCAATTACAATGGCGATGGTAGGAGCTGCTATAGGTGGTGGTGGCTCTCTACTTAGTGGTAAAAGTCTAGGCAAATCACTTAAAAATGCAGCAATTGGCGGTACTTTAGGCTATGGTGGAGGCACTTTACTAGGCGCAGGTGGTGCTGGTGCTGCTGGTAGCGGTGCTGCTAGTGGTGCTGGTGGTTTATCTCAAGGTGCTGGCGGTTTACTTGGAGCTACAGGGTCTGCCGGTACTGGTGCAAGTTTAGCAGTTCCTACTGTTGCTGAAGGTGCTGTGGCAGGAAATATGATGCCAGCATTTGAAGCTCCTCTTGGAATGTTTAATAATGCTAGTATGTTAACAGGCGAACAACTAGCTACCTCTCCATTGCTATCATCAACTGTTGCATCATCTGCCCCATCTATGTTTACTAATGCTGTAGGTGCAGGTGGATTGAGTGCATTAAATTCTGGAGTAGCAGCACCAGCAACTTTTGATACTATGTTTGGCAGTCTAAAAGATTTAGCAACACTTGATAATCTTAGAGGCGCACAAATGGTAGCAAATCAATTTCAACCTACACCAATGCAGTCAGCTCCATCAGGTCGTATTGAGGTAGGTCAAGCGCCAACTGGTGCTATATATGATGAACTACGTAAGCTAGGTTATGCAATGCCAAAACGTAGAGAAACAAACTTTAGCTTGATAGGATAAATTATGGCAAACGGATTATTAGATTATTTAAGTGGATTTGGTTCAACACCACCAGAGTATTTGGGTGGGTTACTAGGTCAAGAGGCTGTAGACAAGTTAAAAAGTCGTGCAGCGACTACTGGTATCGCCAATGCTGTATTAGGTTATCTAGCAACACCTAAGAATCAAAACTTAGGTCTTGGTCGGATTATTGGTCAAACATTACAGGCTGGTATGACAGGCGCACAAGGTGTATACGATAACGCTACGCAAGATTACATGATGCAGCAAAAGATTGCTGAGATGCAACGTCAACAAAAACAACAAGCAGCACAAGATGCATTTAGAGCTGGAATTGGTCAACCTAATGCTACCCGTGAAGTTCTTATGCAGCCTACTGAGCAAGTTCCTGTAGCTCCTGTTGCCGGTGCAGAAGCACCTAGCTTTCAAACTCAACTTCCTGCTCCAGTAGTTGCTGAAGAAAAATATTATGATCCAAATAAGATGATTGAAGAAGGATTAAAATCAGGGGCTTTAGATGTTAAAGACTATCTAACTTATGCTACTAAAGCAAAAGCTGGTACTGAAATTTTGACTCCAGAAGCAGTTAAAGCAATGAACTTGCCAACTAATCGTGGTCAAGTATATCAACGTGATTTAACTACAAATAAGATTGATTTGATTGAAGGCACATTAGCGCCAGAAGCAAAATCTACAGTTGAAATTTTAACACCAGCACAAGCCAAAGCATTAAACCTTCCTACTGGTCGTGGTCAAGTTTATCAAAAAGATAAATTAACAAATAAGGTTGATTTGATTGAAGGAACTTTAGCACCTGTATCTGCTGATGGTGCAGATGGTTCAGTTGATTTTTTAAATCCACAATCACAAGCTATGTTAGCTCAGTTATATTTAAAAACTGGCACATTGCCTCCGTTAGGTGGTGGTAAAAATGCTGCATTAGCAAAAGCTAATATTTTGAATATGGCTGCATTAATGAATACTGGTAAATCACCAGCAGAAGCAGCAGACCTTGTAATGAACAATAAGCAAAATATGTCAGCACGTATTGCAGCAATTAAAGCATTTAATACTGGCATTGAAGGTCGTTCAGCACGTTCATTAAATACTGTTATGTATCACTTAGATACTCTTGATCAAGCTGGACAAGCTCTTAATAATGGCGATGTTCGTTTATTTAATAGTATCGGCAATAAAATTAATAAAGAGCTTGGTGTTGCTGCTCCTACAGACTTTGATGCAACTAAGAAAATTGTAAGTTCTGAGATTATTAAAGCCATTACTGGTACAGGTGGCGCTTTAACTGATCGTGAAGAAGCTCAACAAACACTTGATGCTGCAAATAGCCCAGCACAGTTAGCCGGTGTTATTAAGCAATATAAAGAACTATTTGCCGGTCAATTAATTGGTCTTGAAAACTCTTATGTTGCATCTACAAATAGACCTGCATCTGAGTTTAGAACACGTTTAGATCCTAGAACGAAAAAATTACTTCCACCATTAGAAGCTCCTGCATCACCTGCACCTGCTGCAAATCAGCAATTTAAAGATGAAAAAGGTACTTATACTTGGGAATATAGTCCTGACGGTACAAAGAGAAGGAAAAAATATGTCTGATAAAAATTATGGCGAGTGGGAAGCAGCTCCAGTAGTAACATCGGAGTGGGAAGACGTACGAAAAACATCAGATACCATACCTTCTCCAGTTATAACTAAAGCACCTATGGCTGTGCCTAGTACTGATTTACTTAGCAAAGCTGCTCAAGTAGTATCAGGTGGTAAGTTTGGCACTATGCAAGACTTAATATATGGTGGACAAAGACCAGCAGATTCAATGTTAAGTAGAGCAGGTCAAATTGTAGACACATCTGGTTTAACTGGCTTAACAGGTATTTCAAAGGTTGCCGATGTTCCTGTTTTAGCTACGTCTATTGGAAAAAATATTCCAAATATTTCTCCATTTGTAAAAAAAGCTAGTCAAGTTGCTAAACCGGCAACTGATGTTATTAAAGAATTACCAGCACAGGCTTTAAGTTTTATGTCTGGTAAAGATAAAGAAGCATTTAAGTATGCATATAATATTGCACGGCAAGCAGAACCTACTGCAAAAGAATTAGCTAAAAAATTTGAAATTGGTTTAGATCTACAGAAAAAATATGGTTCTCAAATGAACTATAATTATTCAAGAGTATTAGGATTACCGCATGATATTGCCATAACTGCAACTAGTTATGATAAGACTTCACCACAAGGTGCGTGGAGTTTATGGAGTAAGTATATAGCAGACAATCCAAGCATACCACCAGCTTATATTCCATTTAAAAATGCAAGTGTTGCGGATAAAATAAGAATGGCTGAACAGTCTGGGGTAGACTTAGGTAGATGGAGTCCAATTGCAGGTAAAACTGGAGAAGCCTTATCAAGGGCAGACGTTGTTGATATGGCAAAGTGGGCAATACCGGCATTACCTTATGCAATACCAGCAGGATTATTAAAATCGCCTAGAGTAGCTGGATTAGTTGCAACTGGTGCTGGTAAAGCAGCAAATGTTGCTAGTAAAGGTAAAGATATACTTAGAGCAGGTTATGGCGAAATTTCACCAGCAGTATCGCAATACTATCAACAATTAGCAGGCTTACTATCAACACAAGATCAATAAGGAAGTAGCATGACTCCAGAAGAACAAAAAGAACTACACAAGGCAGCATTCAAAGAGGCTATTTCCGAGTGGCTAGACAAGCAATTTGCTACGGTTGGTAAGTGGACATTACGTGGTATCACATCGGTGGCTCTAGGTATGTTTCTGTATGCCTACGCTGCTGCACATGGCTGGGTAATAAAGTGAAACAAGTCATGATTAATCGCATTGCATTGTGCGATAAGTGTCGGCAAGCATTTATTATCAACGAGCAGGGAGATGAAACTACCTGTGACAATTGTTTAGCAGAAGACGAGCTAACACATGAGTTGATAGACTCCGGTGACTTGATTGGGATTAATTATGACCGTGCATAAACTATTTGGTATGCAAGACTACTTTCAACATATGGTCGGAAAGACCATAGAAGAAGTGGCTATCTTTGATGGTGAGCTAGTAATATTTTTAGACGATCTATCTGAGGTATGCATATTTGAAGACGAAGCAGGTTTGGCAATGCAGATAAACGAACGACCAGAATTGGATGGATAATGAAACATATATTACTTTTTATTACTTTATTCTTTGTAACTATAGTTTATGCAGATGAAACGACAATTAATTATAAGGGTCAACCTGTGTCCTCTGCTGTCGCTCCTTCAATGTCAGCTTTCAGTCAAGACGTTTGTAGTATTGGTATTAGCGGTGCTGTCAACGGTGGGATATTTTCTGTAGCCGGTGGCACGATGGTAACAGATAGTAACTGCGTTAAGTTACGGTGGGCTAAGTTCCTAAGTGATAGTGGTCTAAAGGTAGCAGCAGTATCGTTAGCTTGTGCAGCCAACCATGAAAACTGGGTTGCTATGGAAATGTCTGGTTCACCTTGTCCTATAGGTGGTGCTATTGGTGATGCAGCTAGAAAGGCTTGGTATGACTTACATCCAACATGGTTTGAGGAAATATATGGTAAGGATTTTGTCCTTATTACTCCTCTGCCTAATTCTAAAGAGTAATGATGCTAGTGCATACTGTTATGCAACTGCTTGGGAAAATAATATGCCCGTGTACTCAAGCCTTGGTGTGGCTCAAGGTACGACTATGGAGTCTTGTCAGCAACTTGCCTGTCAGATTTTTCCTAATATACCTGAGTGTGGTCAACCTGCTCCACCGCCACCTCCTCCACCGCAACCAACCTGCACCTACAGCGCAGTTACAGAAGAAAGGCAAACCTGTGGGGATAACCAAATCGGCTCGGTCACGTACAAAAGGGAACAAAACTGCCCAGACCCATACAGCCAGCCTGTTGACTCCGGCTGGATTGAAATCTCAAGGTCGTGTCAGCCAGCTCCTCCAACGTGTCAAGCAAGAGTTGAAGAAAGGCAAATAGCGTGCCAACAAGGATTTGTAGGAACAATAACCGAGCAACAAATAACAACCTGTGCGACACCATACAGTCAGCCTACCGTTTCACCGTGGACAGAATCAGCAAATTTATGTACAAAGAGCGCAACCAATCCAACCAACATGAGCAGTCCGGTCAATCCTGCCAGCCCTTTAAGTGCGACTGCGATGCCGGAAGCAATGCCTATTGCACCTGCACCAGAACCGCCTCCAGAGCCACCACAGGAAGCACCTGCGGAAGCTGCACCACCACCGCCAACAGCCTCATCAGGAAGCACAAGTACACAACAATCACAACCAGCCGTGAGTGCGCCAACGACCTCCTCAACAGGGAGTACGCAGAATACCTCGCCAGTACAAGTGCCGGCAGGGAAGACGTTAGTACAGGGGTTCGGGTTAGTGATGAGCCTAGAGATTTTAAACCGACCGATGCAGATTCAGGAGATTCAATTGAACGACGCATTGGCATACCAGCAGGAGTTACCGTATGAGCTTAGAGGAAATCAAGGAGTCTTACTCCAACTTATCACCGAAGGCAATATTTCTGACGCTTTCAATAATCTTGCCAGCGATAGGTGGGGCAGGTTACGTAGGGATAACGACTTACAACCGTGTTATAGCTGCGACTGAAGCAATTGAGGCAGCAAAGCCTTATGACGATGCAGAACTACGAGCAGAAGTAAATGCATTAAAGGTTCAATTATCTGCACAACAAGCCTCAGTCAATGTAGTTAAAGACTCTATGGTGACTACATCTAATCAGCTTGTATCTATGCAAGAGAAGGTATCTAACGCTATCGGTACAGCTAATGAAGCCAAAGCTATCACTAACGGTAACGTGCGTGAAACTTCAGCATCTCTACTAGGTGTGCGTGAAGAAATGAAAGCCACCCGTGAAGGCATAGAATCACAACTTAAAGCACTTAAACGTGCTACATCTAACCCACTAGGAAATTAATTATGTTATCAATCATATCAGGTCTATTAGGCATCGGTTCTTCTGCCTTACCAAGTTTATTAGGTTTCTTTCAACAGAAAGGTGACCAAAAACATGAGATGGCTATGGCTCGTTTGCAGACAGAACGTGAAGCTGCTATGGCTGCTGCTGGCTTTGCATCACAAGAAAAGATTGAGGCTATTAAGTTAGACCAAATTGAAGTGCAGACTTATACGCAAGAACGTGAAGCACTATATGCTCACGACATGAAAATCATGGACAAGGCATCGCAATCAACTGTTGATCTAAACGCTAGAGTTCGTCCATACATTGCATTTACCTTTGTTGGCTTGTTAGTTCTCGTAGACATAGTAGGTCTTGGCTGGGCTATCTATACTGGTGTAGAGTTTACAACGGCTATGGGCTTAGTATTTTCTGATGACGAAATGGCTATAGTGTCCAGTATAATTGGTTTCTACTTTGGCTCACGTCAATGGGAAAAACATCGTGAAGGCAAGTAAAGAATTAATTAAAATGTTGAAGCACCATGAAGGTGTTAGATATAAACCATACCAATGTCCGGCTAAACTCTGGACTATTGGTGTTGGTAGTGTTTTATATCCAGAACAGGCTAAAATACCGTCAAGTATAGAAGGTATGGCTACTCGTAAAGCGTACCCTTTAAAGCCTGAAGACAACCGTAGATGGAGTGAGGAAGAAGTTGACAAGTTATTGGCTAAGGATGTCGCACGATTTGAACGAGGGCTTGCCCGTTATTTACCTATACGACTTTCACAGAATGAATACGATGCTATTCTTAGCTTCTGCTTTAATCTTGGTCTTGGTACATTTCAGCGCTCAACACTCCGTCAGGCGCTTTTGCGTGGCGATAAAATCACGGCTATACAAAGTCTACTCAAGTATAACAAAGCTGGTGGCAAGGTCTTAAAAGGCTTGGACAATAGACGTAAAGATGAAGCAGCATTATTTAATAAACAAGGATAAGTTATGGCAATTACACAAGAACAATTAGACAAAGTCCTAGGCAATAAACGTAAGCCTAATGATAATGTCAACTATGGCTCTAACTATAATCCTAATCCATTATCTAATGTTGATATATTTGGTAGCCTTGGCACACAGTTACGTCAAATGGCAAATAATGCATATGTAAACGTACCTAATACAGTTCGTGCTATTGGTGCAGAAGCATCTAGCGATCCATTTGTCAAAATGTTTCAGCCTATTACTCCTAAACCAAAACAAAACTATACAGTTTCACAAGCACCGGCTGACTATAAAGAATGGTCTTTAGGTGATCAAAGAATACAAGATGCAGCCAGCATATTATTAGATCCTATTAATGCAATTCCATTTGCCGGTACAGCAGCAAAAGGTGTAGTAAAAGGCGCTAAGTATTTAGGTAAAGAGGCATTAAGGCAGGTTGATACAGGTACAGGTATACTTGGTAAAATTGTGCCAGATATGAATATGTATGCTGTACCAAATATTAATGGCATTCCATATCATGAAATCTTATATCCAAATAGAACTTTAGATTCATTAACATCAGCAGAAAAATCAGCTTTAACTAAGTTTACTAAAGGTATGCAAATACCTGCATTTAATACTAGAGAAACGCTTAAATATAGTGGTACTGGTGATGTTGTAAGTCCAGACCATTATACTTTTGTTGAAAGAAAAGGGATTAATCCAGAAATTTTATTAAATAAAATATTAGTTCCAGTCGCTGGGGATATGGCACGTACTGGTGGGAAAGTGCAACAAATTGCAGGTAATAAATTAGTAGACCCATATACAGAATTACCAATGGAAGTTGAAAGACAAGGCGGTAATAAATTCCCATTTATTAAAGAAAACTTTGATAATAATATTGGATGGGGAAGTGAGTTAAGTGCTGCTAAATCAAAAGTTAATAACTTTGAAAAATATGCTGACACAGGTAAAGATGTGCTTGGTGTGTATCAATCATTAGCACCAGAAGGAATTAATTTTTCACATCATGTAGCTCAAGGAATGATTGGGCAATTAAAAAAACTAAATCCATCAAAAGATGCTATCAGACAATTAAATATAGAAATACAAAATACTCCACATACCGTTAAAAATCCAAAAACTGGTGTAGTTAAAGTTACATATCCATATAAGAATTTTTCTGGTGTAACAGATGAAAATATTGCTAATGAATTATTGCAAGGCACAAGCACATCAAGTGCAGGCAATTTAAGAAAAGTAATAATTGAAAAAATGGGTCTTGATAAATATAAAAAATTAGGTTTTCCATCTTATGAAGACACACGAATAATTATGTCAGAGCCAGATTTATATACTGGAGCTTCTGGAAAAACAATATTTCAATCTGACGTATCTGGAAAAGTAGTTACTCCAGCAATGAATCATTTTAGTTATGGTACAAGCATACCAAGATTAGAAAATGGGTTACTTGGAGGAATAGAGGATGCAAGTGGAAATATTGTATCAGTTCCAGATGATGCTTTATGGAGAAAACTATTTGCAGAAAAAAGAGCAAAAGGTGCTACTGAACATGGCATAAGAAGATCTATGATGATGTCACACCAAGGTGAAGTTTTTGATCAAGAATCACTAGACAATGTTATGAAGATTCTTGGATATGCGAAATAATATTTATTTCATGCTGCAAGTTAAAAATAACGTCATTAAGACATTTTAATTTTTCTTCATTAGTAAGACATAAGTAATTTTTAGCCCATTTAATTTTTGATTCATTAGTATCATCATTATAAGAGCTATAAATAACAATTTTATTAGCCATAATATTATCCTTCAATCATTCCAATGTCGCAGGTATGTCGCTCTATCTCACCATATTCTTTGTGTAAGATAATAGCGCACATATCACGACCAGCTCTGTAGCCTTGTCCTTGATGCCATGCATCTCTAGCAGCCAATGTCCTAAAATACTCCACCGTACCACCTTGATACTCTTTTAAATCACGATGGTGTACGTGACCGACATACCAGCAACGGTAAACAGAATTGCCCCATTCTTTTGGTTTATCTGATGCCATGATAGACATCATATCTTTGCCTTTAATAGTATCGCCATGCGTAGAGCCTATTAGCACCTTGCCAAACGTGTAGTACCAGCATACTGATGGTGATAGGTCAACTTCCATGCGTGGCTCGTTATGAAAGTAACAGCTAATCATCAATGCTAGTGCATAAGATGAATGCCCATCGTGGTTGCCTTTATTAATACGGAAGACTACCTTCTGGTGCTTTTCTAGCAATCGTTTTAGGCAGTAGATAATTGCACGTAATCCTACCTGCTGCACCTTTGCCCAGCGACCATCTACATCAAGCTGGTGACCGGAGGCGGTAATATTCTTTTGGTTGTCGGCATGAAACATATCCCCAAGGTTTAGTAGCAATGCCGTGTGTGAATTAGGTGAGCTTGCTATGAGCCTGTCTATTGCGCTGCAAGTAAGTTTCTCTGCAATGTCTAAGTCAAAGTCATCGCCAGCGTCTTGATGCCATGCGTACAAGCCAAAGTGTGGATCACCCATAGGAATGACTGTAAGAATGTTGTCAGAGCTAATTGCCGGTGGTGGAATCATTGGTGCTAGACCTTTGATGTCTTCTGCCAGCTCTGCAACAAAGTTACGAACTATCTCCTCTAGTTGACTGTCCTGTACCCGTGTTTTAACCCATTGACCACTAGCCTTACCTTCAGCATTGTAGTAGGTAGACACACCACGAACTATAAACGGCTCTGGTGCTGCCCTAGTCATGTCGTGGTTAGGTGCATAACCGGCTAGTGCTGCTTTAGCCTTTAAGCCTCTAACAGCAACATCAACTACCGTAGCAGTTACACCAAAAAACTTGGCTGCTGCACGATTAGAATTAAGCTCACAAGACTTGCTATAATACTGCCATTGTTTATCAGTAGCGTACTGGGCTAATCTGTCATCTATGTCTGCCATACATATCCTTATGTTTTTTGTTTATTATATACATATTTTGCATAGTATGTAGATATAATTAGCCCTACCACAATACCTAGTATAAAAGCCTCTTTGTAACACAAGATGTAGTCTAACGTGTACATTTTCGCCTTCTTTTAATGTAATTAATTAATGCTCTACTTTTACTGCTAAACGATTTAAAGCGCCTCATGCGACCATCAAAGTTAGGTTTACCAGTAGGCAGTTTATAAGGTCGGTATATCAGCATACTTTTCTTTCATTGCCTCAATGCCTCTCATAAGCAAAACTTCAAATCCTAGCTGCATCAAGTACATCTTACCTTCTTCGTCTATGTCCAGCTCCGCAATACCGCTACCATCTGGATGGTCTTTTATATCGCCTATCAATTCTATCTTCATGTGTTTCTCCTTATGTACATTGTTAACTATGGTTTACACAATCGGTTCAAAACTAAAATAATCCTGTGTACATCTGCCAAAGCATCATAAAACAAACCTATCCTACTTAAAGCGACTTTATTGAACCACTTTGCAATATAGTAGTGACTAAACTGAAGTCCCAAGATAAGTAGCCTTAACCCCATTACTAAATTGCACTTCTACAGCACAGTCTTGCGCTTTAGTTGCATTAAAAAGTTTGTAAACACCAAATCCCATAGAAACCACAGCGACAAGTAGCAATGTTGCTACAATTACTACTGCTCTATCTACACTTGCATCTTTCTTGCAGTCGCAATTACGACCTTGATTACAGTTTTGATTACACGGCATATTAATCTCCTATATAACGCATTGCGTTAAACGTCACTCATTTATCATTAGCTTCATAATGATTGCTGCTAGGGAAGCCATCACCGTTTGATCCTATATTGTCTATACGGTCTTCATCCCAGTTAAGCTGGCAACCAGTCCAAGCACATTCTTTAACTGCACTTAAAGTCTTGCCACACACGTTACAGATTGGGTCTTTCTTACGAAAGATACGGTCAAATCCTTCATCAAACTTTTCTTTTTGTTCTTTGCTGCCAATCTTACTTACTAGGCTATCTCCAGTTACAGGGTTGCTAGACATAGGTAAACTCCATAAATTTATTGGTTTCAAAAGAAGGTCGTGCCATTTGAGTTTCATAACACGACCTATACGCTAGAAGGGTATATCTGATTCTACGTTATCCATAAAATGCTCAACCGTATGTGGCTTGCCTTCAATCTTAACTTCTGCCTTACCACCCAGCAAACTTACTGTGCTAACACGGCACTCTAGGCTTGATTTCTCTGTGCCATCCTTTGCTTTGTATGGGCGCAAGCTGATCTCGCCTGTAATGCCTATCTGCGTGCCTTTAAGAAGCATTGGTGCTAATATTTCCCCACGCTTACCCCACAACGAGCAATTCAACCACGTAGTGGTAGCCTTATCTCCGTAACCTGCAGTCAATGATAGTGAAAAGTTGCAGATTGCATCTTGGTTTGCCGTGTAACTTAATTTTGCGTCTTGTCCTAAGCGACCTGTTGCATTTAGATTGTTCATTTTATTTCCTTTAGTTTAGTTGTTAAATCTGACACTTCTGTTAAAAACAATTTTACTGCATTTTGTACTTCATCTATGTACTCGTAATCTCTTTCAACACGGACTACAAACAATGCTAGGTTATCACCTACTGTTGGACAGTAGCTAACAAAGTCACACCACTTAGCACCGGTACAAGCCATTTGCCATTGCATCTGCGGTATGTACTTGCTAGGCGCTTTTCCGGATAGTAGCGTATCTACATGATTGGCTGCCGTAGGGCATTTAATCTCTACTAGACCATCAAGACCTACAAGACCATCTGGACTAGCGCCAGACATCTCAATGCTTGGGTGATCAATAAAGCCTACCTCGGTTACCGTAACACCTTGCTTAAACTCGTATGCTGCTCTGGCTAGTGGCTCAAGCTCAATGCCTCGCTCCATGTGTGAGTTAGTAAAGCCTTCCTCACGTTGACCTGTTAGACGTTGACACACAAGCTCCATGCGATAATTCTTACGACTAGCAGACTCACCTGTCTTGATGGTGGCTAACACGTCTGCAACACGACTGGCTGTTACCTTGCCAATGCGTGATTCAAACCATTCTTCTGTACCTTGCATTATCTAATCCTTGGCATTGGTTTTGAAAGCAGCCATTTGTGACCTAAATCTTTTAGAGCTTTTGCTATCTTAGCATCACGGTCTGCCATCTCTTTTTGGCTAGGTGGCTTTAAGCCGTATAGTGATTTAATAATCATTGCATTATCCTCATTGATTTTAATATTGCATCATCAATTGCTCTGTCTAATTCTTCACCATTTATTTCTGAAGCATATCCATTACCATTACAGAATAATATTGACTGTATATGCTCTGTACCACAATCCATATCATCTGAATCATAATTAGGAATTGAATGTAAGTAATTAGCATGATGGTCACGCAGCCAACTATATCTTGCTGCATCAGATACTAAATCCTCCATATCTTTTTCGGATAATGTTACTTTTGTTTTTTCTATAATCATGCTGCCATCCCTTCAAATAGTGCTTTCATTTCGTCTTTTGCTTGCGTTACAGGTGCTGTGTATGCTGGGTTAGATTTAACTGTGTTACGCACATCTATAAATACTTTTTGCAACTCTGCCATTGTTTTAGCATTACGAATCATAGCGACATAAACATCTACTGACTCAAGTTCTACAGACGGGAGATCCTCGCCAGCATATATGTATAATCCAAGACCGTGTAGCGCAATTGCTTTAACTAGGCATCTCTGTATTGATGTGTTGATTTGAAAAGCATTTGGTACTGGGATTGTTTTGTTATTATTATCTAGCACCGGATGGATTTGGCTTAGTGTAATGCCATCTACCGTAACAGCTACCTCAACAAAATAACCACACTCTGTTTTGCAGAACGGTAAGCCATCAGTCTTAATAACTTCCCATGTAGCTGTTGGCGATGCCTTACGCAACTCTGCTACAGCCCATGCCCAAGATAGGTAAGTAAACTGACCCTTCTTTTCTACGTGCTGGTTTACATCTATACCGCTTAGTGTTTTAAATACCGACATTTTCTTCTCCTCGTAATTCGTTTAATTCTTTATTAGCACATTCTATTAAATACTCTAGGTATTCTTCTAGCTCTATAAAATCTGTGTCTTGGCGATTATCTTCCATTTAAGCCACCAGCAGCAAGTATAGAAAAATTGAGAGCAAGACTACACCAACAAAGCAGATGCCTTCTATCCACGGTGTTAAGTCTGTTTTAGGTTTGTAATTTTTGTAATCAGTCATCTTTATTCTCCAATTCACGTTTCGCTAATTTAACTTCTAATTCTTCAAACTCTTTACGCATTGCTTGTATTTCTTTTATTATCTGCTCAAGTTTTGGGTCTTTTAGATCGTTAGTATGCATTACGAGCCTCCCTTGTTTCACGGTCGCATTTAGCTTTGAATAAGCAAACAGATGCTTCTATCTCAGCAACTCGTGTGTATACCTTCTCAACCATTTGGTATTGGTTAAGTAAGGCGCAAGCTAGTTTGTAGGAATTGTAGGTAGAGTTGACAACTTTACCGTTTTCTAAGATATCCCACTTTTGTTTTGGGAATTTTGTAGATTTGATTGTGTACATTTTTATCTCCACCGTTTCTATTAGTTAACCGCTTTGTTGCTGCGATGTGTAATATTCTCACATCTAAATTAATAATGCAAGTATTATTTATACATTAAATTCCAACAAACTTACATAATTCATTTAATTTTTTTCTATCTTCAAGTATTGCTGCTTTGTCTTCTTCCCATTGCAGATCAAACCAAAGTTCTTCTGCTACGTCTGCCGGCAACTTAATAATTTTGTCATTGCTGCTTAATGTTTCTTCGTTCATGTTGATCTCCACAGGTTTTTTTATTTATGCATTTTTACAAGAACAATCATCACTACATTTTTGAATGAATGATGCTTGCAATAAAACATCTTTTACCGTATCTCCAGCAATTGAATGAAGACCATCAACTGAATAACCATCATTTAATAAAACCTCGTAACCTTCACCGTTAACTTTATCAAGCATAAAAGCATAAACTTCTTTGTTGCTTTGTATTAACTTTTGAATTACTTTGCTCATATTTACCTCTACTGTGTCTATTAATTAATCGCATAACTTGCTGCGATGTGTGTATAATATCAACAACAGATAGCCATGTCAAGTATTATTTATACATTTATTGAAAATAATTATGAAAATATCAGAACACCAAGAACAAGTCATGCTGATCACATGGTTTAGAATGCAATACAAGCAATACAAGTATCACCTTTGGGCGATCCCTAACGGTGGATCACGGCACATAGTCACGGCAGTCAATTTAAAGGCAGAGGGAGTACTTGCCGGAGTCAGCGACCTATTCTTAATGATTCCTAAAGGTGAGTATCACGGAATGTTTATTGAGATGAAGGCAAAGTCTGGCAAAGTGTCAGATAGCCAGAAAGAGTTTATGGCAGCAGCTAGTTCAATGAACTACTTAGCTGTTGTCTGCTTTGGTTTTGATGAAGCTAAAGAAGCTATCACAAAATACTTGCAAGAAGGTAAAAGTTAGTTTAAAGTAACGCTATCACTTGACGGTGAACATCGGATAAACCTTAGTCAACACTCTGCTGGTATCCGCCAGTCCGTCAACATCCCTAAAAAAGATGAGAGTGTTGTCTAAGGTTTTTTTTTGGAGAAAACAAATGAAATGGTTTAAACATGATTCAGATTCAAGTAATGATGCAAAGCTAAAAAAACTACGTTTAAAGTATGGCGCACAAGGTTATGGCATATATTGGTATTGTTTAGAGCTGATTGCTAGGAATGTTGAAAAGCATAACTTAACCTTTGAGCTAGAACATGATGCAGAATTAATTGCTGATGACTTTAAATTAAGTAGCGATTTAGTGCAGCATATTATGACTTACATGGTGGAATTAGGTCTGTTTGAAGAAAGCAATGGAATGATTACTTGCTTAAAAATGGCAAGTAGAACAGATGAATACACACAGAAGTTACTACAAAGCATTAAGAAGTATCCCGATAATATCACGACACTATCGGCACAAAGTCTGACAAAGTCCGTTCTAATAGAAGAGAATAGAACAGAAGAGATTATATTAGATAAGAAAGAAAAGACTATAAAGACAGAAGTGCTTGAGGATTACTTTGATGACTTTTGGTATAAATACCCAAAGAAAGTTGGAATTCAAGCTGCACGTAAGGCATGGAAAAAAGCAAACCCAGACATTATTAAAGTTATTGACGCTATCAACTGGCAACGAGAAACTAAGCAATGGCAAGCAGAGGATGGTAAATATATTCCTAATCCTGCTACTTACTTAAACCAAGGTCGCTGGATGGATGAAGCACCAGAACAAGTTGCACCATTCTAGGAGTTATCATGATTGAAACTGACAAAAAAGCATTTAAAGATATGGTTAATGCCGTGTTTACTATTTACGGTAAGCCTTTACCTGAGAAAGAGATGCTGCGGATCTGGTGGCATAAGCTAGAACGATTTGACTTTAATGTAGTTGGTCGTGCATTTGATAAATGGACTGATACACCAAACAAGCTACCTCAACCAGCAGATATAGTGCAAATATGTAAGCCAAGAGAAGCCGAGTACCATGCATTACCATCACCAGCTAGTTATGCTGAGAATAAAGAGAACGTAGATAAGCTGAATAAGTTTATTGCAGAAAAGCTAAAGCCTAAGACTGATTACCATGCTTGGGCTAAACGAATCTTACGCAATCCTAAGAACTTTCCGGAAACTTCTGTAGAGGCAGCACATAAATTGCTAGGAGAAAATTATGCGGTGGGTTGAACAAGACAAGTATCACATTAGCTCTGGCTCATGGACTATAGCCAAATACTACTCAGCTACAGGAGTAAAGTACGGTCTTAGTCAGCGCAATAAAAACTTAGGTTATTACGATACGTTAGAAGAAGCCAAAAGAAACGCTAAAGATTAGTTGCATATTTTATACAACGTGATATATAATAATTCTATCAACGACAGAAAGGGTTATTAATGACGCACACAGAGTTAAAAGCACTACGCACTAAAACAGGTTTATCACAAAAAGAGTTTGGCATGAAATTGTTTAAGACTAGGGATAGCATTGCCAAGTACGAGTCCGGCAAGTTTACGATTCCTGCTTACATTGACGTTTTATTGAAGGCTACGTTTAATGACTAAAAAGTTTTTTGAACGTGGTAAGCAAATAGCTAAATGGGCAGACAATAATATGGCTAAAGATAATGGCTACTGGTGCGTAATATGCCAACGCTTTATTGAGGCAAATAAGGATGGATTGATTGTGCATGATGACATTACACATCCAAATAATATGACATTTGATGATGAGGAAAGACCACAATGACTAAAGACGAAGCATTAAAGATGGCAGTTGAGCAATTATGGTCATGTTCAATGTTAATGAATTTAGACCACAGCGATTATTTATATGAAGATGTAATAAAAGCACATGATGCGTGTAAAGAAGCATTAGAACAACCATCATGGCAAGGATTATCTAACGATATGGTTCGGGCTATAGGTGAAAAATGCGAAGAAAAAAATAGAGGGATACTTAATTGGATTGATTTTTATAATGGCATTGAAAATATGCTAAAGGATAAAAATTCTTGACTGAAGTTTCATGTAACGAATGGATTAAGCGCATGAAGGCTGCTGGGTTCACAGGTAAGTTTAGGGCAACAGATGGTGTAAGAGTATTTACTGGTGAAATAAAGCAAGAAAAAATAGAAACGGTGAAAGTCAAGACTTCTACAGAGTCAAGACAAAAAATAAAGGATATGTTTAAAAATAATGTATAATTACTTGTCGGTTGCTGGAGAGCAGGTAAGAATCTTTTGCTTGTACCATTAGATTGCCGACACACTCACTCAATATCGTACAAGGATGCTCAAATGATTACACAAACAGAATTAAAAGAAATTTTAAATTACGACCCAGATACAGGTATTTTTACTTGGATTAATCCAGTTAAAAAAACAATGATTAATTGTGTTGCTGGCAGTTTAACTGTACAGGGATATAAAGTAATAACAATCAAAAGAAAAAATTATGCAGCACATCGCCTTGCATGGCTTTACATGAATGGAAAGTTTCCAAATAAATTTATTGACCACATTAATACAATTAAATCTGATAATAAGTTATCAAATTTAAGAGATGTATCAAGAATTGAAAATGGACAAAATCAAATAAAAGCACATAAAAATAATAAATCAGGATTATTAGGTGTTACTTGGTATGCCAATACAAGTTCATGGGTTGCTAAAATAAAAAATAATAATAAGTTAATTCATCTTGGATATTTTAAAAATCCTGAATTAGCGCATCAAGTATATTTAAAAGCAAAACGTGAAATACATTTAGGATGCACAATATGACTGAAATAAAATCATTTAACATTAGCACAAGCAATTTGCCTTACTTGTTTGAAAAGATTAAGGCATTAGATTTATCACAGGGTTATATCGCTAACGTAACGATCAAGTCACACACACGTAACTTAGATCAAAATGCTAGGCTATGGAAACTATATGGTGCGCTTGGCGAATATATTGGCGAGTCACCAGACAAAGTGCATGAACTAATGGGCTGGAAGTTTTTACGCAGCCAAAGTGTAGTAAATGGAGAAACAATTGAAGCTATAAAGAGTACAACTAAACTCTCTACGGCAGAGATGGCTGACTACCAACGGCATATAGAGCTTTGGTCTGGCAGCATAGGGTTTGTGTTTAATGAAAATATTTAACTGGTTGGCTTATTGGGAACGAACCATCCCACCACCTGTATGGGTTGAAAGACTTGATAATTTTATTGGAGAGAATCAAGACTTAGATTATTTTTCATTAATTGCTGAAGGTATAGAACGTAGTTGCCCATTAGATGCAAGTTACGCAAAATTTACTACAGAACAATTTAAGTTTGACGATGAATTTAACGAATATTATGGCGAGTAAAAAAGATGAAAAAAAATATCTTAGTAGGGTTGCTGCTCTTGGCTGTATTATCTGTGGTGCGGAAGCGGAAATTCACCATCTCAGAACTGGTATGGGACTTGGTATGCGTAATGACTACAAGAACGCTATACCACTATGTCCACCGCATCATAGGACGGGTGGGTATAAGGTAGCATATCATGCAGGTAGATTAGCATTTGAGTCCCAATTTGGGACAGAAATAGAATTATTAGAGAAAGTGAGAAATTTATTATGATAGTTTTTCGTAAAAAAGTAGATGCATGGGTAGTAACAGCTAGGGATTCAGAATGTCAGATTATCCACATAGGTAATTACCAGACCCAAGAAGAAGCCAAGGCAGCAGAGCAAGCATATAGAGATAAAAGAATAGCAGAGGCATACGCACAACAAGAAGCAAAGCTAGACAGGTTGGCAAAAGAGATGGTTGCTAGATATAACGTCTACCTAGAGTTTTGCGTACTGCCTAAAACTTTAACAGACATGAAGCAGCAATTAGATGCTGATAAGAATACTGCGTCTAACACAATTAAGAGCTTAATGGCTAGAGGCTTTATGAAAAGCATTGTTGTTACCGACACCGGAACACGTAAGTATTACAGCTTTGTCACTACCAAGCTAATGAGCTACGAGGATGCATTAGAGTATGTGTCACCTAAGAAATACAAAACTAAAGTTAGCGAAAATACACCAACGATAGAAGGTGCTAGGGTAATTAATTTTGATGACAGGAAATTAAGTAGCTTATATATGAATCAACGTGCAATAGATAGGGCTAACATGAAATCACCTAAGAACCACGTAAGCGGATCAACAATGTCAGCGAGTGACTGGTAATGAGCGTACTAGACATCCAACACGGTGGCAATCACTACAAGGGCTTTGCAATACAGCCAGCAGAGTTTTGCTATTACAATAACATTCCGTACTTAGAGGCTACTGCAATCAAGTACCTTTGTCGGCATAGGAATAAGAACGGTCTGGAGGATTTAAAGAAGGCGATGCATTTTATTGAGATGCTGATAGAGTTTGAGTACTCTCAAGAACCCAGCCATGAAGACATTATGAAAAATGTAACTCCATAACTGGGTATATACAATCTATATACTATTTGTTCATTACGTACATAGTAACTTCAAAGCCAAAACGCATTTCAGTAGCTGCTGGTGATGTCCACATGATTAGATTCCTTTGTTTTATGTACACGTCATTGTGTATATGTACGAATTATGCTCTTTTTTAGACACGTTACCATAGTTAAAACCATTAAAAGTGATATATTGACCAAGATTGATTAGTATGGTAAAGTCACGTAACGATTTATAGTAGTGCGAGTCCGCATTACTTTTTTATTCCAGCGACTGTACATCGCTAGAAAGTAACCATTGCCCCTCAGACGTGATAGGGTGGACTCCGAGGTAGTCTAGTTGCGAGAACCTCCTACTTTTTAAGGGAATAACTATGGCAAGAGGTTTGTTAGACACAAAAACTACTATTGGCACAGCCAAAGAGATTGCTGACAACACCAAGAATGCCATTGATAACTATTCTCTTGGAGCTATGAACCCAAGTTTGCCTAATACCGAGTACTGGGCAAAGATGGCTAAGATGTTCCGAATCACACCAGCAGAAGTAAAGCGTCAACGATGCGGTAACTGCAATTACTATAATAATACCCCCGAAATGTTTGAGGCTATGGAAGCCATCCCACTTAACAAGTACGACCTATATGATGGTCAAGTTCAGAGAGGATGGTGTCATAAGCTAGATTTGATTTGCCATAACTCCCGTCTATGCTCTGTATGGGAACGTAAAGACTTTGAAACTGAGGATTAATTATGCGATTAGATAAAGCAGCCGAAAAGATTGGTAAGGTTATGGGTGAGTGGAAAGACAAAGAGCTTCACTCTGGCAAGGGTGGCAAAATTGTTAAGTCACGTAAACAAGCAATCGCCATCGCACTCAGCGAAGCGAATAAAATGAAGGGTAAATAATTATGAGTAAAGTAGCACAAGATGATAATGGTAATTTAGTTGAGGCATATACACCTGCTGTATCACAAGTATTTGCTGCCGGCAATACTTCAGCACAATCAGCAGCATTTGCTACTGGCACTACTTTAGTTCGTGTATCAGCATCATTAGGTCATTGCCATGTGGCATTTGGCGCTAATCCAACGGCTTCTATTACTACAAGCGTAATGATTCCAAACAATAGCGTAGAGTTCTTTAAGGTTACTGCCGGCAATAAGATGGCTTACATAAAAGATGCAGCAACTTCAGCATCAACGGTATGCGTAACTGAATTAGCTTAATGAATGACCATTGGGCAATAATACTGTTAGCTGTAATCGCTAATATCACTTTGGTCTTAAATGCCGTTCACCATTGGTAAACTATGGCTGGTCTATTAGATAACAATATATTTAGCAATATGTCAGCTTGGGAAAAGGCTAAGACATTAGTTTCAGGTCACGGTGGTGCGCTATTGAACTCAATTATGCATCCTCAAGAGGCTTGGGCGCATGATGGTTATCCAGACGAATTAAGTCAATCACTAGTAAGTAAAAATCCAGAAGTTGGTTTCAAACGATATGATAGGACACCATTAGATGTGGCAATTAATTACGGTGGTGGTTATCAGTATGCAACTTCACCTAATGTATCGTATGATGAAGCTGAAAATAGAGCGAAAGCATATCAACTTAGAAGTTATCTATACGACGGAATGCTAGGCAATAAAGACCGCCAAGTAGATGCAGTACGAGATTACGAAGAAAACCTAGCCGGCATTAAGCAAGCTATAGCGGATAAGAAAGTAAACTCAGTAATGAATGAAGACAAGATTCGCCAGATGTCAGCCAAGTATGGTAAACAGAAAGCAACAGTAAGACCGCAATACTAATTTTAACAACAGGGTGACCAACCTATAAGGAGTCACAACAAAATGACAGACGAAAAAGCAGCACAATTAGAAGCAGCCAGAGTTAAGGCAGCAGAAGCGAATAAGAACAATTCTCATTCAAGTAAAATCAATAGGTTGATGAACGATACTCTGAGAAGGGTATTAATACAAGATGAGGCATTAAGAGCTAGAACTATCACAGAAGCTCTAGTGACTAAAGCAGAAGAAGGTGACGTATCTGCTATCAAAGAAGTCTTTGACAGAATGGATGGTAAAGTAGTCCAAGAGAACAAGATAAGCGGTGATGCTGATGCACCATTGCTGATACAAGTGGTAACGGGTATTGATGACAACTACTAACCCGATTGACTTAGGCTACAAGCCTAGGTTACCACAGAAAGAGATACACAAGGCAGTAAGAGAGAATCGGTTTGTTGTGGCAGTAGCTCATCGTAGGATGGGTAAAACTGTTTCTGCGATTGTACAATTGATACATTCTGCGTTACAGAACACACAAAAGAATCCTAGATACTCTTATATTGCCCCGACGTACTCACAAGCCAAGAGGGTCGCATGGGATTACCTAGTAGAATATACTCGCTCACTTGGTGGTACTGCAAACATCGCAGAGCTACGAGTGGACTTCATGGGCAGAAGAATCAGCCTGTACGGAAGTGAAAATGGGGATAGTTTAAGGGGTCAATACTTTGATGGTGTGGTTTTGGATGAGGTAGGTGACCAAGACCCTGCTATTTGGAACAGTATTGTAAGACCGGCACTAGCAGATAGAAAAGGTTTCTGTTTGTTTATTGGCACTCCTAAAGGCAACAATCACTTTAGAGAGTTTAAAGAACGTGCATTGGTTACAGAAGGCTGGAAGTTCTTAGAGTTTAAGGCTAGTGAAACTGGCATACTAGACCCACAAGAGTTGGCTAGTGCTAAGAATGAGATGGGCGATGACAAGTACAAGCAAGAGTTTGAGTGTAGTTTTGACGCTCCAGTAGAAGGTGCTTACTACGGTTCGCTACTAAATGATGCTGATGCACAAAATAGGGTAACTAAAGTTCCTAAAGATGGTCTAGCAAAGATTGTTTGTAGCTGGGACTTAGGTGTAAGTGATTCAACCTGTATTTGGGTGGCTCAGATAGTTGGCAAAGAGATACAGCTTATAGACTGTACTGAGAACCACGGAGTAGGACTTGATTATTACGTGAGCTGGTTGCGTGACAACGGTTACGATAAAGGTCAGCAGATATTACCGCACGATGTAAGAGTCAGAGAGATGACTACAGGTCGCAGTAGACTAGAAGTATTAATGGAAGCAGGACTAGACGTAACAGTAGCACCAAGCCTATCTATAGCGGATGGCATTCAAGCAGTCAGACGTATGCTGCCAAGGTGCTGGTTTGATATAGAACACACTAAGAATGGTCTGGTGGCATTACGCAATTACAGGCGAGAGTTTAACGAGAAGCAGAATGTGTTTTACGATAAGCCAGTTCACGACTGGTCATCACACTTTGCAGACTCGTTTAGGTACTTAGCAATAGGGTTAGTAGAAGTAGATACAACGTGGTCACAACCATTACAACAAAATAAGGCATGGGTCGTATGATGAACCAAGAAGAATTAAAGGCACTTGTTGCTGATGAAATCAATAACGCTATTGGCTACTTAGAGTCTGATACGGTTCAAGCCCGTGCTGATGCAATGAGCTACTATTTCCGTGACAAGTACGGTACTGAGGTAGAAGGTCGCAGCCAAGTAGTTACCGGTGAGGTCGCAGAAGCTGTAGACGGTGCATTACCTCAACTAATCCGTGTATTCACGTCATGCGAAGACGCTGTGCGTTTTGAGCCTACTAAAGACGGTGAAGAAGAACTTGCTGACCAAGCTAGTGACATGGCTAATTGGGTATTCTATAAAGACAACGATGGTTTCTTAATCCTACACAACTGGTTCAAAGATGCATTGCTACAAAAGGTCGGTGTAGTTAAAGCCTATTGGGAAGAAAAGAAAGACACCATCAAAGAGAAGTATAAAGGCTTAACCGATGACGAGTTAGCCATGATTATGCAGACCGGTGAGTGGGAAATCACCAAGCAA